ACGGTTCTCAATATGAAACAGATGGTTGTTATGAAACCGACAATTTTATATGTATAGTCGAAGCCAAGTCCAACGCATGTGATAATTTCAATATTAGACAATTATATTATCCATATAGAGAAGTTCATAAGGTTGTTAAAGATAAAAAACAAATAATATGTTTATTTATTTATAAAGATAAATCTAAAAACATTCACATCCACAAATTTATGTGGAATGATTATAAAAAAATGTTAGACATTATAAACATTAATTATTATCAAATATTATTTTAAACATTTAATAATTATAAATAAGAACTTCCTTCGCCTTAGCTCCCGGATTATCTCGGTGAATAGCGCGTCTAGCAAGAATATTCTCACATTTATACTCTTTAAAATGCTCCATAACTAATTCCACCTTCGCATTGCTTAAAACAAATTTAGCATTTTTAATTTTCTTTATATCTGTAAATAGCTGTACATGATCATTTAAGTTAAATCCACCAGCAACATAACCAACAAATGATTTAGCTTTTTCTGGCGCGTATGGTGGGTCCAAATAAACAAAATCACCTTTTTTTACACACTTAATGGATTTTTTAAAACTTACGCATATAAATTTAACATTTTTTATTAGGTCACTAATTATATCAATATTTTCGCGAGTAATAACGGTAGGAGTTGTTTTATAATGTCCATATGGTATGTTATATCCATTTGGTCCTTCGCGATACATGCCCCTGAAACATGTTTTATTAATAACCATAAATAAAGCAGAACACTCAACCGAATTTTTATCAATGTTATTGAATTTTTTTCGCATCCAGTAATAATAACTTTCCTTAGATGTTTTAGCTTCTTCAAGTGTTTCTGCTTTTCTATTTACTTCAGTACCAGTTAGACTGCCGTATTCTGTAATATATTTTTCTATTAATTCAAACAATTCGTCCTTATTATTTTGTACATGTTTATATACATTTATTAATTTTTCGTTTACATCATACGCATAAATTTTCTTTTTAATCTTTATTTTATTTTGTTTTTGTAAAGATAAAACAGCAAATAGCACACTTCCACCACCCAGAAATAATTCGTGATAATTATTCATCTCAACTGGTATTTTTGAAATAACCTTTTGTATAATTTGTGTTTTTCCACCAACCCATTTTAAAAATGGTTTTTGAATTTTACATTCAGTCATAATTAATATAAATAATATTAATATTTATATTAATATCAATTTTTTTAACAAATAATACAACATTTTGGTTGTTGCCTCATTTTAAACATTTCATTCCATTCCGAAATTGTATAATTATTGCTCATACTTAGATTACATCTCGCGCAGATAGGAAATAAATTATCAAGATTTAATGTCCCACCTTTAGATTCCGGTTTATCATGACCAACATGGAAATCAAAAACATTAATAAAATTATCACACCAAGTAACATGACATCTTGCTTTAAAATTATCACCATTGTATCTCATCCAGCACTGTTCCCGAACAGCCTTTGGTATAGCTTTCTTTTTATACTTTTTACTATTTTTATTATTTTTATTATTTTTATTATTTTTATTATTTTTATTCTTTTTATTTTTTCGATTAATTCTGGTCATTATAGTATATAAAAAAATAGTAAAATATATTTAAATGTTTTTATAATATTATAAACCATAAATAGGTAACAAGTGACACATTTCAGTTGTATTTATAGCGGCATTACCAAAATAATATTTTATAAATTGCTTTGTTTTTGATTTCTTTAATGAACATATTATATCTTTATATAAACCTATGAGTAATTCAGTTTCTATATCACCATTATATGTAACGCAAATTAAATGATTTTCTATCAAATATTGAAAGCCACCCTCAATTAAACAATACTCAAAATTATATTCACCTATACCATATCCTCTATTAATAACGAGCAATGGTCTATCTATACCGTCTTTATTTATATAATTTTTTTTGACTGGATTCTTATAATCGACAATAGTTAATGTATTATTTTTTATATCAGAACTATAAATCAATCGTGTTTTGCTTTTATCATCGGTCAATATAGCTTTACATTGATTCCATACAACTTTACCGACAGATACAGCGAATCCTAATTCATACAATGTTTTTGATTCACTATATAAACAATTTAATTTTTTAATATTTATGGGTGTACCGAATATTGTATAATCTTTTTTATTTAATATGAATTTTTTATTTGTAGTTGTATGTTTATTTTGAATAATTAGGCAAATCGTATCTTGCTGCGTATCTATATACCTTTCATTACATTCAAAGATTTTAATAATTTTATATTTACTATTAATAATTTGGCGTGTTTTGTTGTAATATAAACAGTTAAGAAAGCTTTTTGGTAAAACGAAAGCCAATATACCGTTCACCGAAAGCATCGCCAATGCTTTAATAATAAACAAAATAAATATATTGGGTCTACCATCGAAATATTCATAATACTTTTTATCAACTTCATTTTTTTTCATCACGAAATAAGGCGGATTCCCAATAATTAAATCAAACTTTTTATCGGTTTGATAATTCAAGTAATCGCAATTTAAAATATCAATACAATCATTTGATAAATGTGTTATACTATTAAATATAGTTTCGTTTAATTCAACGGCTGTTGTTTTAATATCTGGATATTGTTTTTGTAATTCTAATACAAATTCACAGGAGCCACATGAAGGTTCGAGAACTTCTTTACACTTATTCATATAAGGTGTTAAGTGTTTTAATATATTTTTAACTGTCAAAGGTGGTGTGAAAAATATACCATCCTTCTTTTTTATATTTTTTTCCAATGTTTTGGTTAGTATTTTTGATAGTTCACTGAACATATGTTATGAAATAGTATTATTTTTTTTAAATAATTATATTTCAATTTATATATAGATGCGAAAAGTTGTTGTTTTTGATATGGATGAAACATTAGGACATTTCGTTCAATTATCTCAATTTGATTACCATTTAACAAACATGTATAATAAAAAAATATCAAGAAATCATTTCTTTAAATTAATGGATATGTTTCCAAAAATATTAAGACCTGGTATCATAAATATTATTAATTCAATAAAAAAACTAAAGAGTAAAGATAAAAACATAAGAGTTTTTATTTATACAAACAATACTGGTTGTAAACAATGGGTTTATAGAATAAAATCTTATATTGAGAAAAAAATTAATAATAAAATATTCGATAGAGTTATTTGTGGATGGAAACATGATGGTATTATAATAGAACCAAAGAGAACGGGATATCGTAAAACATATACTGATCTATTAAGATGTGGTCATTTATCAAAAAAAGATAAAATTTTATTTTTGGATGATAAATATCATGAATTCATGATACATAAAAATGTGAGTTATTTATATTTGGAACCGTATAGATATAATATACCATGTGAGGAGTTCAGAAATAAGTATCTAAATAAATTTAAATTAAAAACACACGAAAAAGAATATTTCGAAAAAAATGTAAATGTATGTTCGAGTCGCTACGATAGTTCAAATCAAATATTATTTAAAAAAAAGAGCAAAATAATAAAAAGGGAAATACATAATTTTTTGAAATCTAAAAAAACTTTAAAAAATATTAAGAAAAATAATAAGACACGTAAAATTTAAGCGGCGTCATTAATGATTTTAATATTTTTTTCACTAATAACTTCACCCTCGGAAGTATTATTTACAGTAGCATTTTCACTCATTTTTTCATTGTAGATATTTAATGTTCTCGCGCTAGCATCGGTGGCATCTACGAAATTTGGCATCCAAAAATAAGGAATAATATCACCCATATCTTCAAATTGGGATTCAAAGACCATACGATAATGTAATTGTTCTAATGTTTGTGGTGTGTTTTTTTTATAATATATTTGCTGGCGTTTTAAAACATTCGGGGAGTGTTCAAAAATTTTGTTTTTGATATGATCTTGTAGAACTTCGAACCACGAATTTTTACTTGAACTAACACCATCGCTGAAAGCCTCTTTTGTCCTCCATAAAATTTCTTTAGGTAAAAGGTCGCCATCATCAAAAGCTTTACGGAGTAAATATTTTTCACATTTATCTAAGAAGGCGTGGTTTCTTAGATTAGGGTTAATACTCATATATGATTGAACAAATTGTCTATCTAAGAAAGGAGTCCTAGCTTCCAATCCATGCGATGAAATGGAACGGTCTGAACGAAGAACATCAAAAAAATGTATTTGATTTAACAATTTTCTACATTCTTTATCAAAGTCAATACTATCGGGCGAATAATGGAAATATAAATACCCACCACATACTTCATCGGACCCATCACCATTAAAAACAACCTTACAATCACTCTGTTCTTTTATATACTTTGATATTAACCAGTTACCAATACTAGCTCGCACCGTTGTTGTATCATAACTTTCAATATCATATATAACGGATTCTATACACGAAAGCATGTCTTCTTCAGACACAATAATTTCATGGTGTTCTGAACCAATATGGTCTGCCACGATTTTAGCATATTTCAAATCTTCAGAGCCTTCCATTCCAATACTCCAAGTAGATATCTTTTTACCAGGCGTTAGTTTATTAACGAGCGCTGTGATTAAACTACTATCCAAACCACCGGATAGCAAACAAGCGATGTCTCTTTCAGTATTTTTAACACGTTTTTCAACAGCACTTGTTAACGATTTTTTAATTAAAGAACAAGCGTTGGTAATATCATTGTTTTTCATAAGTGTATTAAAATGATTCGGAAAAGATGTAATTTTAGAAAATGGTATATTTTCCGAATAAGCATAGACAATGTTTTGTTTTACATCAAATTTAGAATATGTCCCCGGGGTGAATTGTTTAATATTATCACTATTATCGAAACCTATGAGTTGTTTTAACTCTGATGCGAATGCGAACGTGGTTGATGCATTACCGGTAACTTCATTAAATCCTGTGAAACTTTTAATAAAAAGCGGCCTAACACCATATGTATCTCTGGCAACATATATTAATTTAGAGTTTTCATCATACAATACAAAGGCGAAAACACCGTCAATCATTTGGAGTGTCTGTTCAATACCGTATTTTAAATAAAGATAAATGATTACTTCGCAATCGGAATTGCTTCTACCAGTGATACCCATAGTGCTATATAATTCCTTCCAATTATATATTTCGCCGTTACATATCAAATGGATACCGTTTATATTAAACGGTTGTTCTGCATTCGCCTCCTTATAACCATTAATGGCTAATCGGTGAAAACCGAACCAAATATTTTCATTATTTATGTGGACGAGATTAG